ATGACTCCAATTCTTCTTTGGACTTTAACATTGGCTCTGCTACTGAAGTTCGTCTTGAAGACGGAGTTCTTCGTCCAGAAAGAGACGACGATGTAGACCTCGGTGCTTCTGGTGCTGAGTTTAAAGACCTCTACCTCGATGGTGTTGCTTATGTTGACGAGCTTCGTGCTGACCTTCTCGGTGCTGCTCTTGACGCCAATGATCAAGCAATCACAAACATCAACGTAGACTCTGGTGCTATTGATGGAACAGTTATCGGTGCTAACAGTGCTGCTGCTGGTACATTCACTACACTTGCTGCTACTAGCTTGTCCGCTTCCGCTGCTGTTTCTGGATTCTCTTTGGATCTTGAGCAAAACGCAGATATCGATGGAACTTTGGACGTTGCTGGTGCTGTTTCTTTGGCTGCATCCGGTGTTGAAACTGACGTTCGCGGAACTCTTTCCGTAGATGAAGCTGCTGTTTTTGATAGTTCCCTCCAAGTTGATGGTGTTTTTACAGCTAACGGAAACGTTGACCTCGGTGACGCTGCTACTGATACTATCACATTTACAGGTCGCGCAGATTCTGATCTTGTTCCTTCTGCTGATAGCTCCTACGACCTCGGTTCTTCTACGCTTCAGTGGGCTGAATTACACGTAGATACTGGTAACATTGATCAGCTTGGTTCTGCTCTTGACGCTAACAGCCAGAACATCACTAACGTTGGTACATTCTCTGCTGCTGGCGCAACTGTTACTTCTTTGAGCGTTTCTGATGGCAACATCACAAACGTTGGTGACATTGCTCTTGATAGCATTTCTGCTGACGGAACTGAACTAGATTTCAACCTTACAGACAACGTTCTTGCGGCTCTTGAAATCAAAGAAGGCTCTAACGTCTACATGTCCTTCAGCACCTCTAATGGACAGGAAGGTATTGCAGTAGGCAAGAACTTCGGTCCTTCTTCTGATGATGCTATTGACCTTGGTAACTCCACTTACCAGTGGAGAGATCTCTACCTTGACGGTGTTGCTTACTTGGATGAAGTTTCTTTCGATGGTGTCGCTACTATCACTAACTCCTCCAACGCTATGCAGCTTTCCGCTTCCGCAGGTATCTCCATTGTTGGTGATCCTAACGCAAGTGGATACCTCTTGGAGCTTCCAAATGACGCTGACGCTCGTGCTCGCGCTTGGGTTACTTACTCATCCGCTCGTTACAAGACTAACGTCAAGTCTCTTGAAAACCCAATCGAAACTGTGAAGTCTCTTCGCGGTGTTTCTTACGATTGGAAAGGAACTGGTCAAAACGACGTCGGCTTTATCGCTGAAGAAGTTGGAGCAATCGTTCCTGAAGTTGTATCTTTCGGTGCTGATGGTCGCGCAGAAGGTATTGACTATGGTCGTTTGACTTCTGTCCTCGTTGAGGCAATGAAGGCACAACAGACTGAGATTGAAAAGCTACAATCTGTAGTTCAAAATCTTACTTCTGAGCAGCCTCACCTCTTAGAAGACTAGTAGTTTAACTACTTTTTATTATTCCTGCCGGGGGTTTATCCCCCGGTAGGTTTATGCCGGGAGGAACACCACCTCCCGGTTTTTTATTTGGCATTTTATAAAATTTTTCATTTAAGTCTTTTAGAACAATAAGATACTATTTATAAGAGACTAATTCTATTCGGAGGAGATAAAAATGTCATCCATGCTCGAACAAGCTATTATTGATGCAGAAGCACTTAGAGAAGTCGCTCTTAAGAACGCCGAAGCTTCTGTTATAGAAAAATATTCTACTCAAATCAAAGAAGCAGTAGAAGAAATCTTAAATACAGCACCTCTTAACGAAGAAGAGGAAGAAGATGAAAACTCAACAGAAGTTGTTGATGAAGTTCCTTATGCTGCTGCTGATGACAGTCAAGATGACGATAGTTGCCCTTGTCCTGATAAAGACGACCAAGTTATTACATTAGATTTGACTGATATGATGGAAAAACTTCGCAAAGAAGTGGAAGACGACGAGCTTGATGTTGATGATATGGAAGACAGAGAAGAAGTCGCAGAAGAAATCGTCCCAGAAGAAAACGAAACAATGGATGAAGAAGTTGAGCTTGATGAAACTTTTTTAGAATCCCTCCTAGAAACAGAAGAAGAAACTCTTGAAGAAGAGAAAGAAGAAAAAAAGAAAGGCAAGTATGACGACGGCGACGACAAAGACGAAAAATGCGATTACGTTCCTTGCAACGAAGAGGTAATGGAAGAAAAAGAAAAGAAATGCCCTAAATGCGGCAAGTCTCCTTGTGTATGTCCAAAGAAAGAAGAAGCAATGGAAGAAGAGCTAGAAATCTCCGAAGATAGTATTGCCGATATTGTTTCAGAAGTTCTTGCAGATCTTACAGAAGAAGTCACAGTAGATATGCAACATGTTAAATCTGGTTGGACTGAAACACCTCCAGCCGAAGCTGGTACAGTAGAGTACCAAGAAACTCTTAGAAAAGAAATCGAAAAAGTTAAAGAAGCTACAAATGAGAACAAAAACCTCAAAGCTCAAAACGAAAAACTAAACGAAACACTTAACAAGGTGCATGAAGTTTTAAAAGAAACTAATACTGCTAATGCACGATTGTTATACACGAACAAGGTTTTAACAAACACCTCCTTGAATGAGCGACAAAAAATTAAAATTGTCGAAGCGTTGTCTAAAGCCGGTTCCGTTGAAGAAGCAAAGATTATCTTTGAGACTCTTCAAAGCGCAGTGGGCACTTCTGCTAATGTAAAACAGCCACAATCACTGAGCGAAGCAGTTACAAAAAGTTCTTCAACTTATTTGCCAAAGACAGAAAAGAAGCAAGAGAAATCTTCTGCTGCTACTGATCGATGGAAAATTTTAGCAGGTCTATAAAACAAACTAAAATAATAAGGAGAATTTAAAAAATGTCTGTTTTACAAAAACTTACTGAAGGTATCCAAGCACGCAACCTTCAGCAAGAAGGAGATGCCCTCCTCGAAAAGTGGGAGCGCACCGGACTTCTTGAAGGAATTACTGACGAGCAAAAGCGTCAAGGAATGGCTCGTCTTCTAGAAAACCAAGCATCTCAATTGCTCAAAGAGTCCTCCAGCATGGCTGGTGGTGATGTGGAAGGTTTCGCTTCTGTTGCTTTCCCAATTGTTCGTCGTGTATTCGGCGGTCTTATTGCTAATGATCTTGTATCTGTCCAGCCAATGAGCCTTCCTTCTGGTCTCATTTTCTTCTTGGACTTTACAGCCAATACACCTAAGCTTGGCTATGCACAAGACTCTTCCCTCCACGGAGGCGGAGTTGTTGCAAGCGAATTGACTGGTGGAGTTACCTTGGGAGACACTGGTCCTTACAACTTGAACAACGGCTATGCTTCCCCTACTGGCTCTACAACAGTTGAGGGATTTGCTGATGCTACAAGTAACGCCGCAATCGTTGTTGTTGCTTCTGGTACAGTCGGTGTTGCACCAGGAACAGGAGATCACGCTCTTAGCGCAGCAGACCAGGCTACACTTGATTCTCTTTGCAGTTACGATCCAGATCTTAAGGACCGTACAGTTGTTGTTGTCGAGCTTACAGGTTCTAGTGCTGGAAACCTTGAGCAGCTTAATCTTAAAAACTTGGTTGCTATTAAAGGTGACACTGCTTTTGCAGGTGCTGATGATGCAGTACGTCGCTTGACAAAGATTTCCTCTGGTTCTATTGGAAGTGACCCTTCTAGTGCTAATTTCAAGATTACAATGGTATTCCCATCCACAGCTTCCGCTGGGACAGCAGTGTCTCTTGGTAAAATTGCAGCAGGAGAAGGACCTAATGGCAACAATACGGCGGTAAATCTTGTTAACTTGACTGGTTCTGACATTACCCTAAGCTACACAATCGACGACAACTTTACTACAAGTAATGCTCTTGGTTCTGTTGTTGGTGCTGCTTCTTGGGATTTGGAAGCAAATACAGCGATTCCTGAAATCGACATTAAAGTCGATTCTGTTGCCGTTACAGCAATGACCAAGAAGCTCAAAGCTAAGTGGACACCAGAACTTGGTCAAGACCTTAATGCTTACCACAACCTCGATGCAGAAGTTGAGCTTACAAGTATTCTTTCCGAGCAAATCGCTCTTGAAATCGATCAAGAGATCCTCGAAGACCTTAGAAAGGGTGCTACTGCTGGTACTTACTACTGGAGCCGTTCTCCAGGTCTCTTCGTTAACAAAACAACTGGTGCTGAAGTTGGAGCTTCCGCTGCTGCTCCTGATTTCACCGGTACAGTTAGCGAATGGTACGAGACACTTCTCGAAACCATCAATGACGTAAGTGCTCAGATTCATCGTAAGACACTTCGCGGTGGTGCAAACTTTGTTGTTTGTGGACCAGAAGTTGCTAACATCATGGAATTCACTTCTGGCTTCCGTGCTACTGTTACTGCTGACGATGCAAAAGGTACAATCGGTGCTGTTAAAGCAGGTGCATTGAATAACAAATGGGATGTTTATGTTGATCCTTACTTCCCACGTAACGTTGTTCTTGTTGGTCGTAGAGGTTCTGGATTCCTTGAATCTGGATTCGTATACGCTCCATATGTGCCTCTCCAGGTAACACCTACTATCTTCGGAACCGAAGACTTCGTGCCCCGTAAGGGTGTCATGACGCGCTACGCGAAGAAGATGGTACGTCCTGATATGTACGGTCTTGTTATTGTACGCGGACTTCTTGGTGAGTCCGGTAGCTAAGACTTAGCGTTTCGTTAAAAAAAGAGCCTCTGGTTGCTTTCGTCAACCAGGGGTTTTTTTTTGTTTTTTGCTTTATTAACAACTATTTATAACATCCAAGGAGATTTACAATGGGTAAGAAAAGAAGACAAATGTTTAGAAAGAAATTTGCGGGTCACCCACGCAGCAGACTTAACAAGACTGAAGAAGTTGTAGCAGAAGCACCTGCTCCAAAGCCAGTTGAAGTAAAAAAACCTGAACCTGCGCCAAAACCAGTTGAAGTTAAAAAGCCAGAGCCTAAACCTGCACCAAAACCCGTAGAAATGAAAAAGCCTGAGCCCAAGCCTGCGGAAATAAAGAAACCAGAACCTAAACCTGCTTCAAAACCTGTGGTTAAAGAAGATTCCAAGTCTTTCAAGAAAAAGAAAAAGTAAGTTGGTTAGTTAAACAAAGCGTTTTTTACCATTATGTAGTTTTCTATACTATTTACTCTG